GCACAAAGAGACATGGCTTTTGCGACGAGAAATTAGCCGCCCCAAAGGCGCAGACTGGGATGCCAACTATTGGGAACCGCTGTACACCGCACCGCGCCAATGGCAAGGGCTGACGGATGAGGAGATCAAAGAAATTATTGGTCCGTGGGGGGATACTCCTATCAAAGGCTACACCCGTAAGTTATTTGATCAGATTGAAGCAAAACTGAAGGAGAAGAACCGATGAATACGGAAATGGGAATCAGCCTTGAAGGGCATGAATACACTATTAAGACTGCAAAAGATTTGTCTTACATCACATTTGAAAAAGGACCGTTGTTTGAGGAGCATATAAACAACCAATTGAAGATCTCCGACGGACGTACTATTGGACAAGCAACACGAGACGAGCTGCACAGTAGGCTCGATGCTTGGATTAACGGGCTTGAAACTATCGAAGCAAAAAATGAAACGCCTTGATAACCCAGATTGCAACTGCCCGATTGGAACAGGCAGCGACGTAAAAGAGACGAGGATGGATACGCGCTATGGTTTTACTTACCGACGCAGAGTGTGCATTGGATGCGGCAAGAGTCCAGGCTAAATTTCGTGACACTGAGAGAGTTTAGGGTGGTTGCTAGGACTGTTGAAGCAAAACTGAAGGAGAAGAATGGATGAGCATGTGCCCATCGTGTGGGGACTGGAACACCCGCACGACTGCGACGAGGAGGGACACCCGGTACAACTGGGTGTGGAGGCGCAAGCAGTGCAACGAGTGTGGTCACAAGTTTGAGACATACGAAATGCCTGTTGACTGTGTTACTCCACCAGATGAGTGGATCAACCCTGATGGGAGATTGATTAAGTGAGCCTGAAGATCAAGAACTATGTGAGCCTACTTGAGCACCTGAACGAGGGTGCAGTAAGCGCACAGGACTTGGCAGCACTCACAGGACTGCATCTTGAGACAACCAGAGAGTTTCTAAAAGAGATGCACAAACGCAAACTGGTACACATCGCACAGTGGGACACGCGACTTAACCGGCGTATCAAACTTCCCATGTACAAATTAGGAGCAGGAATTGATAGACCCAAACCAGCAAGACTCCCAGCCATCGAAGTCACTAGACGGTACAGGGAAAGACAAAAGCTCAAAGAAAAGTTCGACCCGTTCTTCGCAATCTGCCGCCCCAATGTGGCCGTTTCCCGAGAAGCTGATACCCTATAGCCCATATACAGGACCGAAACCCAAAGCCCTCCGACAGGAGGCCATTGAAGACGGAGACCCACCGTGGTGAAGAACCCTCAGACCCTGCAACAAGTTTACGCTGATTGGATCAGCAACGACAAACCTACCGAGGAAGAAGAGGAAGCTTGGAAAATGAAAGCAGATGAGAAACAAGTGGGAGGTACTCACTACAAAGACATGGAAGTTCAACCGTGGACTGTGATGGAGTCTGTTCTCACACGAGAGGAATTCATTGGGTTCTTGAAGGGCAACATCATTAAGTATTCGATGCGCCAAGGACGAAAGGACTCAGACGATATTGGCAAGTGCCAGCACTACATTCAGAAACTAAAAGAAGTTAATGGGCCTTGGTAATGAAAACAGAACAACTTGTAGATAACCATCAACAAACTCGTGCCTGTCAACAGCTACTCGCATCTGTAGTAGCAGCCGCAGTTAATGACACATGTGTTGAACCATTTAGAGCAACTTCAAAAGATAAGTCTGTATTAATGCGTATTGATACAGTCACAGCATTTCGGTTTTTGTTTGATACGAGTGTATCGGGTGTTGATGCCTACGGGTTATGGCTAGACTTTAACGTTGATCAGTTTAGAAGAAAACTTTTGGAGATGATGTTCGATGAGTCACCGTTCGTAGTAGGGGGTAAAGATCCACAGGCGAGAAGAAACTTTCGATACAATTACAAGCTGTGGCAGAAGGTCTCCACACTTGGCATATCCATTGAAACCACAGCAAAAGATGAAGAGGAAGATAATGATAGATTGGGCAGAAGGACAATTGAGATTAAGTTCACTCGTTAAGGCTCTCTATGCAAAACTTTTAGAAAGAGAAAATGAAGAGGCAAAAGATATTTGCAATCAAATCATTGCGGAAGCACGTTTAGTCCGAGCCAAAATTACCACACAACAAACTGAGGAGTGATTTATGCAGTTGATAACCATCGACTTTGAAACTTATTACGATCAGGAGTTTTCTTTAGGAAAGCTCACGACTGAAGAATATGTTCGCAGTCCGCAGTTTGAAGTAATTGGTGTAGGGGTCAAGGTCGATGATAAACCCGTCGAGTGGGCGAGCGGGACGATGGCAGAGGTCCGTGATTATCTTTGGGATTTCGATTGGGAGAACTCTGTCGTTCTTGCTCATAACACTATGTTTGACGGTGCGATCCTCTCATGGTTGTTCAATGTGAAGCCCAAGCTTTGGGTTGACACGTTATGTATGGCTCGTTCCCTGCACGGTGTGGAGGTGGGCGGTTCACTTGCTGCACTGGCTGAACGGTATGGTCTTGGACAGAAAGGCACCGAGGTTGTTCAGGCAAAGGGTAAGCGCAGGATTGACTTCACCCCGACCGAGCTGGCTCGATACGGTGACTACTGCATCAATGACGTCGAGCTGACCTACAAGCTGTTCCATATTCTAGGTAACGGCTACCCCAAGAAAGAGCTACGGATTATCGATACAACGTTACGGATGTTCTTTGAGCCGACGCTTGTCTTGGACAAAGAATTATTGTCTGAGCATCTACAGAAACAAGCGGCACAGAAAGAAGACTTACTTGCCGCATGTGGGGTCAGTAAGGATGACCTCATGTCGAACCCGAAGTTTGCAGAAGTATTGATGTCGCTCGGGGTACGACCACCCATGAAGACGAGTCCCGCTACGGGTAAGCCGACATTCGCATTTTCAAAGACTGACAAGGGTTTGACTGACTTGTTAGATCATGAAGACTTCCGGGTGCAGGCTCTGGTGAGCGCACGGCTTGGGGTGAAGTCCACCCTTGAAGAGACACGTACACAAAGATTTATTGACATCGCAGCTCGGGGATCACTGCCTGTTCCGATCCGTTACTACGCAGCCCACACCGGCAGGTTCGGTGGGGACGACAAGATCAACATGCAGAACCTGCCGTCACGAGGCCCGAATGCAAAGACGTTAAAGAGAGCGGTCATGGCACCACCCGGTCACGTGCTGGTGGATGCGGACTCGTCACAGATCGAGGCTCGGGTGTTGGCGTGGCTGGCCGGTCAAGACGATGTGGTCGAGGCGTTCGCTCAAGGTAAGGATGTGTATAAGAAGATGGCGTCCGCGATCTATGGGGTGCCCGAAGATCAGATCAACAAACAACAACGGTTCGTTGGTAAGACCGCCGTGCTCGGATGCGGATACGGTCTAGGGGCGATCAAGTTTCAGGGGGCGCTTGAGAATTCTGATCCTCCGATGAGTATAAACATAGAGGAGGCACGTCGGATCATTGAGATCTACCGCACCGAAAACAACGACATAGTACGGTTGTGGAGGCAGGCGCAGTACATGCTGACATGTATGGTGCAGGATGAGCCGGTGACGCTGGGTCGTGAAGGTGTGTTAACTGTATTGCACGATAAGAAGGCTATACAGCTCCCGAGTGGGCTGCTCATGCGCTACGACGGACTCCATGCGGTTCAGGAGAATGGCAACTTGCAGTATGCCTACACGACACGGAAAGGATTGGTAAAGATCTACGGCGGGAAGGTTGTGGAGAATGTGTGTCAGGCTATCGCCCGGTGCATCATCGCTGAACAGATGCTGAAGATCGCTAAGAAATATCGGGTCGTGATGACCGTGCATGATGCGATCACATGCGTGGTGCCGGAGGATCAGGCAGAAGAAGCTACCGCATACGTGATAGAGTGTATGCGCTGGGTGCCCGAGTGGGCGCACGGTCTGCCTGTGAATTGTGAAGCCAGTTACTCTCTACGATATGGGGATTGCTGATGGAGAAGTTACCTGCGTGGTCATACTCGTCAATGAAGACATTTGAGCAGTGTCCGAGAAAGTACTACCACCTGCGAGTTGTTAAGGATGTTAAAGAAGATATCAGCAACACACTCTACGGGACGGAGCTGCATAAGGCATGTGAAGAGTATGTCAGGGACGACAAGCCGTTGCCCGGGCAGTTTTCTTTTGTTAAGAGTGCGCTAGACAACCTGAAGACAAGACCCGGTAAGATCTTATGTGAATACAAGATGGGGTTGACTGAGGACTTGCAGTCCTGTGATTTCTTCGCACCGAATGTCTGGTGGCGTGGGGTGATCGACCTGCTGATCATTGACGAAGAGACAGGGACTGCTCGGGTGGTGGACTACAAGACGGGTAAGAGTACGAAGTACGCAGACACTGGGCAGCTTGAGCTGATGGCGCTCGCTGTGTTTAAGCATTTTCCCAAAGTGACTAAGGTCAAAGCCGGTCTTCTGTTTGTTGTTGCTAAGGCGTTCCCCAAGGCGAACTACTCTATCGATGATCAACCCAAGTTGTGGGAGAAGTGGCTGGGTGAATACAAGAAGATGGAGGTTGCATATCAGCGCGATGTGTGGAATGCTAAGCCCTCTGGCTTGTGCAAGAAGCACTGCCCTGTCTTATCCTGCGCCCACAATGGGAGAGCGTGATGCCCTACACTAAGTCCCCCCGTCCGTACAAACATGAATACGAGATGCAGAAGAAACGTGGTGAGCATGATAACCGCATGGAGCGGCAGCGAGCCAGACGCGACTATGATGCCAAGGGAGTTGATAGGGAAGGTAAAGACATCGATCATGTCAAGATGTTAAGCAAGGGTGGATCCAACAAAGATGGAACACGCTTGGTGCCCCCTTCAAAAAATCGATCCCGAAATGGCAAAAAGCCCTTGACACGAGCAGCGCAGCAGAAGTAGATTGAAGGTCCGCTCAGGCGGACTTTGCGAGAGCTTGGTGTCCCCCCAGCCACAGGTGGGGTAAAACGGTGGCAGCTTGCGACGACTGTTTCGTCTCCTCCTTTCGGTTGGGCGCAAGCGGACACCCCGGAAAGACGGGGTTAACCGCCGACCTTGTTCGGCTGCGATTGTATTTGGAGTCCCCGTGAAGATCATTGAGAACAAGGCATTGCTGCTTAATTTGCGCAATCCTAAACGAATCACAGAAGTCATTCCAAAGGCGAGAGAGCTACCAAATAATCAGGTCTTAGTCCGGTGGGGTCTGGACGAGGCACATGTCCTCAAGAACCTGAAGATCAGAAACGTCCCCTCCCCCATTCTCGGTAACTACAAGTGGCCCGGGAAACATAAGCCCTACGCACATCAAACCGATACCGCAAGCTTTCTGACACTGCACAAGCGAGCTTTCTGCTTCAACGAGCAGGGTACGGGCAAGACCGCATCTGTTATCTGGGCTGCGGACTATCTGATGACGCAGGGGAAAATCAGACGCACCCTCATCATCTGCCCACTGTCCATCATGGACTCAGCGTGGGTTAACGACCTATTCACGTTTGCCATGCACCGCACGGTCGGTGTGGCATATGGCAGTGCAGCAAAACGTAAACAAATTATTGAGGGTGATAGCGAGTTTGTGATCATCAATTATGACGGGGTAGAGATCGTCAGGGATGTCATAGCCAATGCTGGGTTTGATCTGATCGTGGTCGATGAAGCAAATGCTTATAAGAACGCACAGACAAAACGCTGGAAGGTGCTGAACTCGCTCATGAATTCACGCATGTGGCTCTGGATGCTGACAGGCACTCCCGCCGCACAGGCTCCGACAGATGCTTACGGCCTTGCCAAACTTGTCAATCCACAAGGAGTCCCACAATTCTTCACCGGATTCAAAGACATGGTGATGGTGAAGGTGTCTAACTTCACATGGATACCCAAGAACAGTGCAACAAAAACAGTCTTTGAAGCCTTACAGCCTGCGATACGATACACCAAAGACGAGTGCCTCGACCTTCCGGAGATGACTTACATCAAAAGAAATGTCGCGTTAAGTAAAGCACAAGATAGGTACTACAAACTTATCAAGGACAAGATGGTTGCCGAGATTGCCGGTGAGTCTATCAGCGCAGTCAATGCAGCCGTGCATATGAACAAGCTCCTACAGATCTCCTGCGGAGCGGTCTACACCGATGATAAGGATGTGATCGAGTTCGATATTTCGCCAAGGTACAAAGTATTGATTGAAGCTATTGAAGAGACCCGCAACAAGGTGTTGGTCTTCGTCCCATTCAAATCCATCAGCAGGGTGCTGCATGAAAAGCTTAATGCAGACAAGATCCCCGCTGAAGAGATTAACGGCGACGTGCCTGTCTCCGCTCGGAATGACATCTTCCGAAGATTTCAGACAACAGACAACCCTCGGGTGTTGATCATTCAGCCACAAGCCGCAGCACACGGGGTGACACTCACAGCGGCAGACACCGTGGTCTGGTGGGGACCGACCTCAAGCTTAGAGACCTACGCACAGGCAAACGCGAGGGTGCATCGTGCCGGTCAGAAGAACAAGACGACCGTCATTCAGATTCAAGGTTCTAAGATTGAACAATACGTTTACAAACTCCTTGACAATAGAATCGACGTACACACAAAAATTGTCGATTTATACAACGAGCTACTTGACTAACGCACTAAATATCGCTATATTGCACTGAGCGTGTGGCGGAATAGGTAGACGCAGCGGACTTAAAATCCGCCGCCGCAAGGCGTACCGGTTCGACTCCGGTCATGCTCACCACCAATGGAGAGTTCGATGGATGCAAAGATTGGGATTGTTAGTGATGAAGACTTACTGAAGGAGATGTTCCTGCTTAGGAACCACATCAAGATAACGATTGGGAAATTTATCACCAATAATGAAGAGAGGTTGAAGATTGACGACCTAAGTATTGGATCGGTTTTATTGGAGTTGGGATGTGAGATCTATGACGTGTGCAACATACCGAAGTCCGAATTCATGCGGATTATAGAAGGGCAGTTTGATATCACCCGAGAACGGCTTGCACAAGAGCAAGCAGAAGAATCGGAAAAACAGTAAAGGAGTTAACGATGGAAGACACACAAGCAATTCCGCTTGAGAAGTTAGTGAAGACCTATATCAAGATCAATCAGGTCCGATCCGAAATCAAGGCGCGATGGGAAGAAGAGGACAAAGCTCTCAAGGCAAAGGTCGATGCCATCAAGGGTGCTCTCTTGCAGCACTGCAAGGACCATGAAGTAGAATCCGTCCGCACTAACGAGGGCACGTTTTTTCGCACGGTTAAGACGCAGTACTGGACCAGCGATTGGGACTCAATGAATCGATTCATTCTTGAGAACGGCATTCCTGACATTTTGGAAAAACGTATTCATCAAGGCAACATGAAGTCATGGCTTGATCAGCATCCCGAAACCCTGCCCCCCGGGCTTAACATCACTCAGGAGTATTCCGTGACTGTAAGGAGGAAATAATGAACGAGTTAATTACCATCGACGCCCTAGCCAAAAAGCTGAGCGTATCAATCTCAACTGTTCGATCATGGGTTCGGCAGGGCTATATCCCAAAGGATACCTATGTGCAGATTGCTAAGACGTACCGGTTCGATTACGACCGTGTAATAGAAGCGTTGAGGCAGCGTAATAAAGATGACCCACCGACCCCGGCTGAAATGGTAAAGACTGCACAGCTTGAGTTGGACCTCGTTGTACACCCCGATAAAGATCTTTGAAAGGAACTCACATGTCTGAAATGACTTTGTTTGGTAAAAAATCGACCGGCGTTTCCTCCAAGTTTTCCGGTTTGCAAAGCTCTGTGGCTTCGACCCTGACGGGTGGTGGGCAGGGTAACCGTCGAATCTCGATCAAAGGCGGGGTGTTCCGTGAGATCGTGGGTGGCAAAGAAGTCCGTACAAACGACGACCGGTCAATGAATGTCGTCATCATCAAGGCGGCTGCTGTGTCGCGGATGTACTTTGGTGGGGCCTATGTGGAGGGCGAGACTTCCAAGCCTACCTGCTGGTCAAACGATAGTAACACCCCCGCCAAAGAAGTTCCGGAAGCGCAGCGTCAGTCTGCTCGTTGCAAGGGATGTAAGCAAGATATCAAGGGCAGCGGTCAGAACGATAGCCGTGCTTGTAAGTTCCAGCAGCGGGTAGCGGTCATGCTGGAGGGTGATATTGCTTCGCGTAATGTGTATCAGATGATCATGCCTGCGACCTCCGTGTTCGGTGATGCAGAGAATGGCAAGATGCCCCTGCAAGCATATGCTCGTCACTGCGATGCGCACAACACGGTGGTTGAGTCAATCATTACCGAGATGCGGTTTGATACGGCGAGTCCGACACCGAAGCTTGTCTTCAAGCCCGTGCGTGAGTTGACGGACGACGAGGCGGACGTGGTGCTGGAGATGGTGGACCATCCGGATACGATCAAAGCCGTGACGCTCAATGTCTCGCAGACGGATGGTGTGATCCCTGCACCTAAGCTGGCAGCTCCGGCACCAAAAGCGGAAGCCAAAGAACCTGAAGTTGAGCCGGAAGTTAAAAAAGCAGCTAAGAAACCCGCACCTGTGGTTGAAGAAAAACCAGCCGTAGATCTCGCTGAGATTGTTGGGGAATGGGACGATTGATATGAAAAGGGGGAAAGCTTCGGCAAGTACCCCATCCCTTTAAGATCACTCCATTCACCTGAAGATCGGCGGCTATGGAAACAAAACAATTTCTTAAATCGGTCCTCGGGAGTGAAGGCTATTACTGCATCTTCGCGGCAAAGCAAAAAGGAATCATTAAGCAGAAGCTCTGCGATTCACTTGATACGGCAATTGAAATAGCTTCGGAATTCGATAGGGATGGATGGGACACCTATTTTTCCTTGGCGACGTTTCAAACCGATAAAAGTCGTGAGGCGAGTAACGCTCTTTACCTGAGATCTTTCTTTTTAGATATTGACTGTGGAGACGAGAAGCCATTCCCAACACAGGCGGACGGGTACAAAGCCCTAAGAAGTTTTTGCAAGCTGACTCAACTTCCAAAGCCTACGGTTGTTAGTTCAGGTCGAGGACTGCATGTCTACTGGATGCTAACGGAGCAGATCCCAAAAGAAGACTGGGAACGAGTTGCTTTTGCATTCAAGAAGAAGTGCCTAGACTCTGGGCTACGAATTGATCCGGCAGTACCCGCTGATGCGGCACGAGTGCTACGAGTTCCGGGGACACATCACTACAAAGAAAACCCACCTAAACCTGTCAAGGTTATTGGTGATCTTGAACCGCCGATTGAATTTACGCAGTTCAAGGATTTGTTTGGAGAGATGGAGCGCCCGAAAGCGAATAAAGCTTTCAATCAGCGCAGCGAAATGATGAATACCCTGATGGGTAACTTCACAAGCAAATTCAAAAACATCCTAATCAAAACACTGGATGGTAAAGGTTGTCCACAGATCTATCATATCGCTTCAAATCAACCCGAGGTATCAGAGCCTTTGTGGAGAGCGGGGCTGTCGATTGCATCTGAATGCTCGGATGCAAGCGTTGCGATTCATAGGATTAGCAACAAGCACCCCAACTACAGCCGAGAGGAGACTGAAGAAAAAGCCGCGTTAACGAAGGGACCATACCTTTGCACAACGTTTGATGCAATCCGTGAGGGTGTATGCCCCAAGTGCCAGCACTGGGGGAAGATCAAGTCACCGATTCAACTTGGTAAAGAATTAGAGACTGTTGAAGGCGAAACAGAAGTTGTTGTGCCGCAAGAGAGTATCGATGGAAACGTCATTGCCGAAAGAAAATACACAATCCCAGAGTATCCAGAACCCTACACCAAGGGAAAGAACGGAGGAATCTACAAAAAGCAAAAGAACAAAGAAGGAGATTATGAAGACGTTTTGGTCTACCACAATCCGCTATATGTCGTTAAACGAATCGATGATCCGGAGCGCGGAGAATCATTTTCGATGCGGCTGCACCTGCCGAGAGACGGAGTGAGGGACTTCACGCTACCGCTATCCTGCGTGGGATCTAAAGATGAGTTCCGTAAAGCCCTTGCCGAGCAGGGTGTGGCGGTTACTGACACTACGAGTCTCGCGGGGTACGTCATGCGGTGGATAAACGAATTGCAGTATAAGACTGAGGCGGTTTCTGCACGTCGGCAGAAACCGCC